ACTACGTTGTTGGTTATAAGGGTTCTTCACCTTATGACGCAGGTCTGTTCTATTGCCCATATGTTCCTCTCCAAATGGTTCGTGCCGTTGGTGAGAACAGCTTCCAGCCCAAGATTGGCTTTAAGACCCGTTATGGTCTTGTTGCTAACCCATTCGCTGAAGGCACTGATCAGGGTCTCGGAAGACTCCGCGTTAACGCTAACCGCTACTACAGAAGAGTCGCGGTCAAAAATCTCATGTAAAAATTTGGTGGATTTATCCACCTCACATGATTACCTAGAGGCCCTCTTAAGGGTCTCTTTTTTTATAAATATTAGTGTTAATAATCTCGGTGATATGTATTATATTTACAAAGCAACAAATAAAATAAACAATAAATTTTACATAGGTAGATGTAAAGGTTCTATTAGTAGCAGAGAATATAAACACTGGTGGTACGCCAAAAATAAAAATGCAAATACACCTTTTCCAAGTGCATTAAGAAAATATGGAAGAAATAATTTTATATGGGAAATCATAGAAGAGACTGATAAAATTAATAATGGTGAAAGAGAAATATACTGGATTGATAAATTAAAACCACAGTACAATGCAACTTTAGGTGGTGATGGCGGAACATATGGAAAACCATGCCCAGAGCACGTAAAAGAAGCAACCAGGCAGTCTAGAATAGTATCGGTTAGAGATAGAACTACTGGAAAGGAATATATCTCTATGAAAGAAGCAAGGATGGAAACTGGTGTTTTGGAAAGCAGTATAAGCAGGTCTTTAAAGTACAGTGGACCTGGTAGCAGATGGGAAAGAGTTATCTAAATATTTAAAAAACGATGTCTTCAAATCAGATTGAAAATAGAAATTTTCTTTCGTCAGTTAATTTTAAATTTTCATTGAATAGAGCACCTAAGGTTGCTTTCTTTTCCAATCAAGTTTCAATACCATCACTCACACTTGGAGTAGCGACACAACCAAATTATCTGAACGACATACCGGTTCCTGGTGATAAAATGGTATTTGATGATTTTACTATTAAATTTTTAGTTGATGAGAATTTAGAAAATTACATGGAAATCCAAAACTGGATGAGAGGTCTTGGATTCCCAGAGAGTTTACAAGAAATATACGACTTTCAAAATTCAAACGAAGCATTTGAACAACCATATAAGTCAGATTTAAACTTATATTCTGATGGTACTTTAATAGGATTAAATAGTAGTCTTAGATTTAACTTCCAGGTTAAATTTAGGTCTATGTTCCCAGTTTATTTGTCTCCATTAGAATTTGATGCTACAAGTACAGACACTGAATATTTTACTGCTGATGTAACATTTAAGTATTTGGTGTATAATATTTTAGATAAAAACGGAAATCCTCTAACTTCACAATAATTTCTTCACTTAATTATGAATATTGATTTAGATACAATTCAGTCTATGTGGGAAAAAGATTCCAAGATGGATATTGATAATCTTCATACAGAATCTTTAAACATTCCCATACTTCATGCAAAATACTTTGATTTATACAATACGATCAATTTGCTGAAAAAGAAATCGGAACAGCAAAAGAAAAAATTGAGGCACGAAAAATATGAGTACTTTACTGGAAAAGCAGATCCTGATGTTTATGTGGAGAATCCATTTCCTAAAAAAATCAGGGATAAAGAAACTTTACAAGGATACTTGGACTCGGATGAAAAACTTTCTCAAGTATCACTAAAAATTGAATACTACGAAACACTATTAAGTTATATTGAAAGCATTCTGAAGATGATTCAAAACAGGACTTATCAAATTAAAAATGCTATAGAATTTATTCGTTTTCAGTCTGGTCTAGGGTAAATAAATACTCATAGCAATAACATTGTTATGAGTGACGTAATTATTGAAAAGAAAAATGAGGTTTACTTAAAGTTAGATTGTGAACCTCATATTTTGTATGAACTTCAACCATACTTCACTTTTGAAGTAGAGTCTGCAAAATTTATGTCCCAGTATAGAAGCAGACACTGGGATGGAAAAATTCGTCTACTAAGTACTCATACCGGAGAGATATACGCAGGTCTTCTTCCTAAGGTAATTGATAAATTAGAAAATCATAACTACAAGTATCAATTTAAAGAAAATAAATTCTATGGGCAACCATTTGAGATTAATGAAGAAATCTCATATGAAGGTGTAAAGGGTTATATGAACTCTATTTGTTCTCATTCTCCACGAGAGTATCAAGTAGAGGGAGTATACGATGCTCTGCGACATAACCGAAAATTGCTGATATCACCCACAGCCTCAGGAAAATCCTTGATGATTTATTCCCTTGTACGGTATTACGTAGATAAAGGGCAAAAAATTCTCTTAGTTGTTCCGACGACATCTCTTGTAGAGCAGATGTACAAGGATTTTTTAGACTATGGTTGGGATGCTGATTCATATTGTCACCGTATCTATTCTGGTAGGGAGAAGACTAACGAATATCCAGTCACAATTACTACTTGGCAGTCTGTATATAAATTAGAACGTTCATTCTTTGAAGATTATAACGTCATTATAGGAGATGAAGCACATTTATTCAAGAGTAAATCTCTTGTTGATATTATGACTAAACTTCATCACGCTAAGTATAGATTTGGTTTTACTGGAACTTTAGATGGAACACAAACTCATAAGTGGGTCCTGGAAGGTTTATTTGGTCCATCATATAAAGTAACGAGAACTGATGAGTTGATGAAACAAGGTCATCTTTCGCAGTTGGATATTCGCTGTCTTGTTCTTAAACATCAACCACAGAAGTTTGAAACTTATGAAGATGAGATACAGTATTTAATCTCTCACGAGCAGAGAAATAAGTTTATAACCAATCTCTCTTTAGATTTAAAAGGAAATACTCTTGTCCTTTTTAGTCGTGTTGAATCACATGGAGCAATACTCTACGAAAAGATAAATAACAATAAGCGAGGTGATCGTAAAGTATTTTTTATTCATGGAGGTGTTGATACTGAAGAAAGGGAATTGGTTAGAGAAATTACTGAAAGAGAGTCTAACGCAATTATCGTTGCTTCTTATGGTACTTTTTCCACAGGCATTAACATTAAAAACTTACATAATGTAATATTCGCTTCGCCAAGTAAATCTAGAATTAGAAATCTTCAATCTATTGGAAGAGTTTTAAGAAAAGGAAAAAATAAAACAAAAGCAGTATTATATGATATTTCTGATGACTGCACTTACAATTCAAGAAAGAATTATACTTTAAATCATCTAATTGAAAGAATTAAAACTTATAATGAGGAGAACTTTAACTACGAAATAATCACCATACAACTTAAGAAAGCATGATTGAAGAAGACTTTTACTGCACTGTTAAACTAAAAACTGGTGAAGAACTATTTGCAAAAGTAGCAGCTTCAGAAGAAGAAGACAGGACACTCCTAATCGTATCAAGTCCCATCATTGTTTCTGAAATAAAAAATAGAGCAGGAACAGTAGGATATAAACTTGAGCCGTGGTTAAAAACAACCACTGAAGATATGTTCATTATTAATATAGAAGACGTTATAACTCTCTCTGAATCTTTTGATATAGAAATGATAGATATGTATCAAAAATACGTTAGAGAATCTTCTAAGAAGAAAAATAATAATGAATCTAAGTTAAGTCGTAAAATGGGATATATCTCTAATGTTAATGATGCTAAAGAGATTCTAGAGAAGCTCTATAAGAAAAGCTAAAACATAACTTTTCAACCTCCACAAAGGTTATTATACGGAGTTTATGATACCTTGTCAACTATTTGTTTAAGTGGTATAATCTATACATAATAATGATAAAAACTTATGATAACCACAGCAGTCATGACCAAAAGAAAGAGGTCAGAGCATTACGTAAACAATAAAGAGTTTCTTGCCGCTCTAATTAAGTATCGCGAAGATAAAGAAATCGCAGAAATCCAAGGAAAACCAAAACCTCCCATTCCTCGCTACATTGGAGAGTGTTTCCTGAAGATTGCCAATCACCTTTCATTTAAACCAAACTTCGTGAACTATATGTTCAAGGAAGATATGATTTCTGATGGAATTGAAAACTGTGT